AGGGTAAGTTTGGTCGTATACTTGGAGACTTTAGAGCAGCGGACGGTCGTTTAGTTACCGAGATCATGATTGAAGAAGGACATTGTGTTCCTTATCATGGTGAAAGTAAAGACGACGTACAAGCTCAGCATATGGCTAATAGAGAAAGATTACTTGCAGAAGGTGTCGTATCAAAAGAAGATTACGATGCTGCAGTTAAAGAAATGGAGAAATAAATGGTTAAGAAATGGATCACAAATAGAATCGAAGAAAGAACCAGCTGGGATGGCGCTGTACTTATCGGTGTCGGACTCGTTATTCTTATCGCAGGACCATTTGCTAAGTTAGCAGCTTATGGTGCAATTGCCTACGGTGCCTGGACAATCTGGAAGTCAGAATAATGATTGAGAGAATGTTTGCAGATACTCTGTGGATATATACAGCTATAGCCGGTTCTCTGTTAGGTGCAGCATTCCTTGCATACTTTAAAGATACGAGAGCAGGCCTATGGTGTTATGCCAAGTTAGATCAGACTCTTGACTATCTAGTAGAGAGATGGGGATGGACTTGGTTTGAACAACCGACAGATGCATGGAGAAAGAAGTATCCATATGTCACAAAGAAAATTGATGAACTTGAAAAACGAATTGAGGAATTAGAAAATGAGAGAAAAACTGATTAAAGCATTTATTAGTCATGCACAAGGTCATATCGACAAACACGTAGCAAACGTAGAGGTGTATCTCGCCAATCCAGCAGGTATTGGCGAGCACTCTGATATCATGGAAGCAATTGAAATTGAGATGAAGCAGATTGCAGACTATGATGATCAGCTTGAAATGATGAAAAAATATTTTACTGAAGATGAAATTAAAATGATGTAATTGTAATCATAGGAAAATATATTATGCTCCAGTGAACTATTATTATTCATTTTGTTGTTTACAAAAACATCCAAATGATATATAATACTACAATCAATTAAAAATTATTCAGTTATAAGAGGTAGTAGGATGGCAACAGCAGCTGTTGACACAAGGAAGTTTTTGTCGGAAACCAAGTTCTACGAAGGTTATTCACGATATGTTGAAAATGAAGGTAGATATGAAACTTGGGACGAGGCTGTCGATCGTGTATTAGAAATGCACGAAGAAAATTACAAAGAAAAAAATAATGAACTAAAAGAATATTTCGAAGAAGCGAGACAAGCCTATAAAGAACAAAGAGTCCTTGGTGCTCAACGTGCTTTGCAATTCGGCGGTGAACAATTGATGAAGCATCAGATGCGTATGTATAACTGTACGTCTTCTTATGCTGATCGTCCTGAATTTTTTGGGGAAGTTTTTTATATTCTCCTCTGTGGTGCAGGTGCAGGTTTCTCTGTTCAAAAGCATCATGTTAAAAAATTACCAAAGCTTCAAGCCCGTACTAAACAGGCTAAAGGTTATATTGTAGAAGACTCGATTGAAGGCTGGGCGTCTGCACTTGACGTTCTTATGTCATCCTACTTTGTAGGTGGCGGTAAACATCCGGATTACGAAGGCCGCCGAGTTTTCTTTGACTTATCACAAATTCGTCCAAAGGGTGCTAAGATTTCTGGAGGGTTTAAAGCACCAGGACCTGAAGGATTGCGTCGTTCACTCGACAAAATCGAACATTTACTCCAAGGTATTGTATTAGACCAAAAAGAACCGGTAGCGATTAAACCAATTAATGTATATGATATTACAATGCATGCGGCTGATGCTGTGTTGTCTGGTGGTGTACGTCGTTCAGCAACTATTTGTCTTTTCTCGCCAGACGATGAAGAGATGATGAATGCTAAGACCGGTAACTGGTTTATGGAAAATCCACAAAGAGGTCGCTCAAATAACTCTGCGGTGATCGTAAGAGATAAGACCACACCAGAACAGTTTGGTAAGATCATGGAATCTGTCAAACAATTCGGTGAACCAGGATTTGTCTTCGTTGAATCAACAGAACATACAACTAATCCATGTGTGGAAATCGGCATGTTCCCACAGATTGGGCGTAAATCAGGTTGGCAGGGTTGTAACCTGACTGAGATCAACGGAGGCATGTGCAATACCGAGGAAGACTTTTATAAGGCATGCCGCGCAGCGTCTATCCTCGGTACCCTACAAGCTGGGTACACAGACTTTAAGTTCTTGTCTGATACATCAAAGAAGATCTTTGACCGTGAGGCATTGCTTGGAGTTTCAATTACAGGATGGATGAACAATCCGGATATTCTTTTTGATGAGAAAATTCTCGAAAAAGGAGCAAAGATTGTTAGAGAAGTTAATAAAAAAGTATCATCCATTATTGGTATTAATGCTGCTGCTCGTACTACTTGCGTTAAGCCAAGTGGTAATGCATCAGTTCTTTTACAGACCGCTTCTGGAATTCATGCTGAACATTCTAACATGTACATCCGAAATGTGCAGATGAATAAAGAGTCTGAAATTACTCAAGCTATTATCAATACAAATCCATATATGGTCGAAGACTCTGTTTGGTCTTCAGGTGGTACAGACGTAGTCGTATCATTCCCTATTGTACCACATGAAGGTTCAATCTATAAAGACGATTTGATTGGTGTCAAACATCTTGAACTCGTTAAGAAAGCTCAAAAACATTGGGTCAATGCTGGCACAAATGAAGAACTCTGTGCTGATAAGGGTATTCGCCATAACGTGTCGAACACTATCATCGTCGACGATTGGGATGAAGTAGAAAAGTATGTCTTTGAAAATAGACATTCATTCGCCGGTATCTCATTTCTTCCAATGACTGGTGATAAAGACTACAATCAGGCACCAAATACTGCAGTGATTACCGCAAAAGAAATGGTAAAGAAATATGACACAGCAGCTATCTTTGCATCTGGTATGGTAGTTGACGCATTGAAAGTATTCTCTAATCTTTGGGATGCATGTTCAACTGCACAAGGTTATGGATTAGATATTTCTCTCGAGTCTGCAGAAAACTCTGCAAGACAAGATTGGGTACGCCGATTCAATAACTTTGCAGAAAACTATCTCAAAGGCGATATTAAGAAAGCTGAGTATTGCTTAAAAGACGCTTATCTCTTACATAAATGGAATAAGATTCAAGCTAATCTGAAACCGATGGATTGGCAAGATGATCTGACCGAGAAGAAGTATACAGATGTAGATACACTTGGTGCTGCAGCATGTGCTGGTGGTGCTTGTGAAATCGACTTCTAATATTCCTTCACCCTGTCTTAAGATATGTGTTATAGATAAAGGTAAATGTATTGGTTGTCATAGAACTCAAGATGAAATTCGAGAGTGGTTCTATGCAACCGATACTCGTAAACTAGAAATCCTCAAAAGGATCCGGAATGGATGAATTTATAGTTGAATGTGAAGAGTGTGAAAGCGTAACGCATGTCCTCTCTTACGATGAACCAGAATTCTGCTCTATATGTGGCAGAAGAGCCGAAGTTGAAAAACGATCTGTTGATTTTGATGATGAATAAATACCTTTATGTGGTATTACGAAGATAAAGAATATAATGAGACACCAGAAGAATATCAAGGATTTGTCTACCTCATCACAGAACTGGATACGGGTAAGAAATATATCGGTAAGAAGAACTTCTGGCGGCCTAAGACATTACCAAAAAATTCGAAACGAGCTCGCCGAGTCAGAACCAGAGTGGAATCTGACTGGCGAGACTATTTCGGATCAAGTAAAGAATTACAATTGCTCGTCGAACAACGAGGAAGGCATAGTTATAGAAGGGACATACTTCGACTATGCCGAACAAAAGGAGAGATGACTTATTTCGAGGCAAAGGAACAATTCGATCGAGATGTTCTGTTTAGTGACGAGTATTATAATGAATTCATCGGTTGCAAAATCCACGCAAAACATGTAAAAAAGTAGTGTACATTTCTAGAAAAATAGTGTATAATATATCTAACAATTGAGGAGTATACACTATGTTTTCTATTGAGCTTGACATCGCATCTGATTGCCCATACATTGAACTTCTTCGCGATACCAAAAAATACGGTATCTCAATTAAACTTGTCAGTGAATGTGGACCAGGCGGTGGTAACCCAATCTACGAATTCTTCGGTCCATTTGCAAGTCTAATACAATTTTGCAATGACTATGATTTTCCGGAAGAATATATTACAGAGGTTAGATAATGATTTTAGTTGATTTCTCTGGCATTTGTCTTGCCACAATTCTTATCAATAAACAAAACGATGAGGGTATGATTCGTCATATGACTCTTAACTCTCTTCGTATGTACAATCAGAAATTCAAAGAGAAGTACGGTGATATGGTATTGGCCTGTGACGGTATGAATAACTGGCGTAGAGGTTATTTTCCACAGTACAAGGCTAATCGTCGTAAAGGCCGCGATGAATCTACCTTTGATTGGGCAGAAGCATTTCGTATCATGCATACAATCAAAGATGAGATCAAGGAAAACTTTCCTTATAAAGTCATTCATCTCGAAGGCTGTGAAGCCGATGATGTTATCGGTACTCTT